GCACTTCATCCCTTCCCTGTTAGTGATCTCAAGGATTTCTGGAGTGAGATGGTAGATGATATGATCCGGGAACACCTGGGAACTCCTAACCTTGGGCTGTCTGTTGTTATTACAAATGAAACACACGATGGGACAGGAAACAACCTTCTTATCGTGCGAGAACCACCGATTATTTCGGTTGAGGCTATCAGAATTCATGGTGTAGCCATGACCTCAGCGGAGTATGTTGTTTACGAATCACGAATTGAGCTTACAAATGAGCGTTTTCCTGAAGGTGTGTTGAACGTGCAGGTTGATTATACCTCCGGAGATACAACTGTTCCTGCCAGGATTAAAGGAACTGCTGCTGCAATGATTGCGGCTGTGATCAATTATAACCGACGCTATGGTGCTGATTCTAGTATTAAGTGGTCTAGTCCAGATGATACTGTTGGTGAGACAACACCGAATTTAAACGTTGGTTTAACCTCTCATCTTAAAGCAATTATGAAGCGAATGCTTCGAAGGGTGAAAGTTCGTGCCAGCTAAAGGGTTAACCGGAATTACTATTGAGGTAGATAAGTCTGAGATTAAGGGTATCCTGATGGGGGGTTACGCTAATACCAGACAGCTTACAAGACATGTTAGAAGAGTAGCAATGATTACTGCTACGAGAGTTGCTGATATAGCCAAGTCTCGATTAGAAATTGGGGGAAGGAAGAATATTGGTGCGACTGGAAGAGCAGCGACTAACATTTTTGTACGACAATCCGGTGATGATGCGATGGTTTACGAGGGGTCATACCCAGGAAACTATTACATTCGATACGGTCGTGGAAGTACAAAAAAGCCACCCCCGATACAGTCAATTGTTGATTGGATGGTTAATAAACCAGGGTTTAATTTTAACCCTCAGAAAAGTCAGGCTTTACGCTGGACAAAGAGTGGTGGTCCAAGAGCAAACCTGCGTAGTCGTCCATCGCGTCCGTTTAAGCGAGACCTTAAAGACACTGCACAGGCTATTTCTGCGAAAATTGGAAAAACTGGGTTGGTTCATCTTAAAAAATATCACCCAGTGGGACAACCAAGGTATGATTATTATTCAGAAATGTTTACCAGAACTCCAGGAATACGGCATTTTAATAAACTAATTGCAAAAGAACAAGGTGAATTTTTAACGCAGCATATTCGTTTCCTTAGAGATGGACATGAGGTTAAGGGTGGTTTTAAAACGGAGCGCTGGATAGGATAAATTATGACATCTGAATACACAACGAAAGAGCAAGCGATTGTAGATCATGTATTCGAAACATTTGAAACCGCAGGTAAGATGGATCATAAAGATCAGGTTGTTTCTGCGGCAATTGATAAAGTACTTAAACAAGTACTTGGTGAGAATAAAAATTACGCTTGTATTGTTGATTTTGGTGGTGGTGTTAGAACTAAAGTAGAACCGTTTACAAAAAGGATTTGGTCCTGGTCAGTTATTGGAGTGATCCTTATTAAGTACGTTGGAAAGAACGAAGAAGTTGAAGTGGAGTTGCGAGAGACGATCAATCTTTTAGCGGGATTGTTTGAGGGTGATCATACCCTAGGTGGGATAACTCCACTGGTTCAGATCGAAAGAATTGATCAGGCTGAAGTTACGCAATTAAATGATGTCCCGTTTTACTGGTTGCCTTTTCAAATTACAATCTTAGAAGGCCCAGATTAAGGAGGATTAAATGGTAACGTTTGAGAATGACGCTCATATAGAGCAGCCAGAGGAAGAGGCAAAGGTAGAAGAGGAAGTTAAAGAAGAGGTTGTTGCTGCTGAGGCAGAAGAAAAGCCGAAGAAAAAGCGTAAGGCTCGAAAGAAGAAACCTCTTTCTTTAGAAATATTTGATCGCAGTCTTCAACCGAAAGAAGAAAAGCCGGAATTCTCCGGGCGTGTCTTGGACATTCCTGATAAGAAGGTAGAATTTCCTGAGGGAACTAGCATTGTTGATGCAGCCATGGGCGTAAAGATGTTACGAGATACTATGTATCGTTCACGCTCAGTTTCAGAGAAGGTTGCCTTTTTAGGTCGAGGCAAGCAGAAGTGGTTTGTTCTTGAAATGACCTCTTGGCGGGTAGTTCCTGGTGGGATTCTATTTGTACCTGTTCAAATGGCAGGGTTCAGTCTACTTGCATCTTGGGAGCGTTTAGATGAGAGTGAAGCTCCTGATGGATTTGTGGCCTTTAGAGCACAATAACAATTGAAGGAAGTAGATGAAGAAACTTTTGTGAAACTATCAGTGGACCAACGTTGTGTGACGGAGGTGTACGGAAGAAAACTTTAGATGATGGAGGAAGAATAAATTATGGCTGCAATTGTTGGAATTGACGCAAGAGTGGACATGTCAACTGATGGTGGTTCCATTTGGACCCCGCTATCGGAACGAAATGAATTCACTATTACGATTTCTGTTGATGTAGCTGAGCGTAGGCCGTTTGTGGCATCTCTAGCAGATGCTTGGGTTTACAAGGCTCGAACGTGGATGAACTGGAGTGGTTCATTGCGTGGTTATTACGATGATGCTGACGACACCATCTTTGACACTATGAAGACTGGAAGCACGATCATGCTTCGCTTCTACGATAGTCGTGCAGTTACCACGAAGTATTGGGAAGGCAGCGCATTGCTCACCTCTGTTGAGCACGGTGTTACCACTGAAGACTTCGCAACGCTATCGGTAGACTTCGAAGGTGTTGGTGAGTTGGACCGAGTTAGCTCATAAGTTTTAACGAGAGTGTAACTTAGCCTTTAACCCCGGCCTGCCATAGTGCGGGTCGGGGTTGTTTCTATAAAAAAGAGGAGTGAGAGAAATGTCGGACGAAAAGAGTGTGAGTACTATAGTAGTTGGTGGGAAAGAGTTTACATTGGTTAAGGTAGGGCGAGAACAGGCTGAGCAGGTAATTCAACTTGGTAAGTGGGTAAATACCCACGGTGTTCCAGCCATCGCTCAGGTTATGAATGAGGAAGGCGAAATCTCTTTTGATAATGGTCTCGATTTACTCGGAGATATTATCGAGGTTCTTACAGCCGATGCGCTTATAGACCTCTTCGTAGTTATTCTTGGTTGTTCCAAAACTTTTGCGAATAAACACTTCGATATTGCAGTATTAATCGAAGCCGTAATGCTTGTTTACGAAAATCAGCCTTCTCTCGGGAGAGTATTAGGCCGTTTTTTCTCTCAAGCTTCGTCCGAGGAAAGTACGGAAGAGCCCTCCACGACCTAAGAGTTGCGTATGGTTGGACCGACGAAGAAATATTTGAGCACATAGATTTATATGGACTTCCCTGGTTACATGAATCATGGAAGTATATTCAAGAAGATAAAGCACAACATTATCGTTGGATGATGTTAGCTGCTCCATTAGGTAAGACTCCTATGGATCGGAAGGGAAGTCAATCATTGAACTCCTACGCTAAGAAATTAGATAGGGCACTTGATGGTATGACTCCTTGGACTAATGATTCTAGGTATACCTCTTTGCGAAGACAACACGGGAAACAGATGAGAGAAAGTGATTCCCAAATTATTGTTACCTTGGATGGTGGTGATGATCCTAGCAGCAAATTATTCCAAGATGCTGTTACATCGACAACACGCAAAGTGAGTAAAAAATAATGGGATCGACAACCCAAACGATTACCTATAAGTTTAATGGTGATATAAAGAGTATAAAAAGGGCTGTTACTGAAGTTAGTAGGGGCCTAAAAACCGTCACACGAAGTACTGATGGTGTTCGAACCAGCGTAACAACAACGGGTACACAAACGACTAGGTTTGCTTCTGCACTAAGTTCTCTGGCTGTTGGTGCTAAGGCTGGCGTTAATGCTTTCATGAATATGAGCAACTCGTTGCGACTTACCGCACAGGGTATGATGTCTGTGGGTAAGGGTCTAACGATGTTCATTACCCCTCTTATTTTCTTATCCCTAAAGAGTGCCGCAAAAGTAGCTATTGATTTTGATGCTGCGTTAGTTCGTGTTTCTAAGACGACACAGTTAACTGGTAAAAGTCTTGACCAACTTGCAATGGGTCTTCGTGCTATCGGAATAACTACAGCTACGTCTCAAACAGACCTTGCTAAGATGGCTGAGCAGATCGGTCAGCTTGGTGTTCGTGATGTTCCTTCAATCCTTTCCCTGGTCGATACATTCAATATGCTTACGATGGCAACTGAAATTGGTGCGGATAAAGTTGCTATTGCTATGGGTAAAATTGCTAATGCGTTTGGTATGGACCTTAATACTGAAGAAGGGGCGAAAGAAATCCTTCAGCTTTCGACAGTTATTAACCGACTTGAAAACGAACTTGCTGCCGCAGCACCAGAAATTCTAAGTGGTCTTGAGAACTTTGCTCAGGTTGGTAGTTTGATTGACTTCCCACCGGAAACAGGCGCAGCATTTATCGCTTCCCTTATCTCTATTGGTTTTTCTGCTGAAGAATCTGGTACTGCCCTTCGTAATATGACAATTAAGGTTGTTCAACATGCCGATAAAATTGCTCAGTTGATGGCAAATACAGAAGGGTATACGGATGCTGCTGCTGTAATGAATGCAATTAACGAAGATGCTGCGCAAGTACTCATCGATCTTACTGCTGCTGCTGCTGCGGGTGATGAGAAAGCGCAAGTACTTTTTGCAACAATTGAGGCGGGTGGTATTCGAGGAGGTAAAGCTTGGGCTGGTTTGGCAGGTTCTATTGATGTTCTTAATAAAGCTTTAGGTGTTACCGCTGATGAAATAAAAAACGGTTTATCTCTTTGGAATGAGTATCAAGCAGCACTGCTTTCAACTGAAAATCAGTTGAAGGTTTTGAGGAATAACTTTAATGAAATATCTCTTACGATGGGTGATGCTTTGCTCCCTGTATTGAATGAGCTTATTCAGACAATTATTCCTGCAATTCGTTGGATTGCTGATGAATTCAAGAAGTTATCACCAGAGATTAAAAAGAATATTCTCGTTGTTGCATTATTAGTTGGTGTTGCTGGACCAATCATTCTATTCTTATCTCAAATCGTATTCGGTATGTCCATGGTTATGATTTCTGTAGCCAAACTCGGGTCTCTTTTGTTAAGTCTTGGTCCAATTTTCGCTGGACTTAAGGCCGGTCTTCTTACTATTGCTGGTGCAATGGGAGCAACTGTTTCAGGTATGGGTCTTCTTGTTACTGCTTTAATTGTGGGTGCCGCAGCTATAATCTTACGAGTTACTGGACTTGGTGCGAAGATTGCAGACGTATTTATAAGTCTTGGCGAAAGTGCTGCTGCTTGGGGCCATAATTTAATTGCTACGTATGGTGCAGGAATGCTCTCCGGAGCCGTTAATGTATTAGCTCGTGTGCTGACTGCGATAGGTAATTTTATTGGTAGATTCCTTGCTGGTAGTTCACCTCCGGATGTTGGACCCCTATCTCATATTGATCTTTGGGGTAAGAATGTGTTTGATGCGTTCCTTGGTGGATTTATGAACGCAGATTTCTCAGTACTCGCAGCGGTAGGTGGGATGATTGAGAAGATTTTTAGTACACTAGCAAAGACTGGCTTGATGGGAGAGAAAGATCAGTTCAAGTTTGCTATGCAAGCTCGTCAGGACCTTGCTAAGTTGATCAATATTTTTAATGAGACTGGTGAAGTATCACAAAGTGTTCTTGATGATATAACTGCTAATCTTGGTGAAGCTTCAGATGAGTTACAAGAATTAATTAGACTTTGGCTAGATTATACACGTATTCAAAAGGAACTTGCTGAGATTGAAAAGAGACGTTCCGGTGTACTTGATACATACCGCCAGGAGATTCAACTTATTGCCCAGTCAACTATGACTGCTGAAGAAAAAGCAGATGCTATACGAGACGCTATGCGTGGAAGGGACGAGGAGTTACGTATACTTTCACAAGAAGAGCGGGAGCTTGAGAAGCAAAAGACTCTTGCTGAAGAACAGCTAGAACTACAGAAGTCTATGATTTCTGCGATGCAACATCAGGATGATCTTCAGTTGAAACTTATTGATACGTTGAAAGAAATGACTGGTGCGCTTGGTGATTTGTCTGATTTTGCTTTTCCTGAATTTGAAACAGGAGGAATGGATGATTCTCTTTCACAGACGTATGAAGCTATTGTTACGCTAGAAGAACGCATTGCTATGATGGCTGGTGTCTGGGATAGCTTCCTTGCTGGTTTTAGAGGGGAAGACCCAATAGATATTGATGCTTGGTTGCTCGACGTATTAGGACAAGAAGATTATGACTGGGCGAAGAAACTAGGATTAGAGGATGTTGCACCACAACTTATTCCTATTATAGAACGTATGGAAGCCGCTTATGAAACAGGTGAGAGAATTGGAGGTACCTGGGAGAGCTTAACTGGTACATTTGAAACTGTCAAGGGTATTATTGATAACCTTTTTGGTGGTGGTGATAAACCTGCGGGAGATGGAGGAGGTATTCTTGCAGCCCTTGGACTTGAAGAAGGTACGATTGAGACAATTACTTCAAACTGGGAAACAGGAATGCAGTTTATTAAAGACCTTCTTGGTCCTATGTGGGAAGATATTGCTGCGAAGTGGCAAGAGACCTGGGATACTCTTTCCGAGTCCCCATTTATACAGGATTTAATTGATTTATGGGGACAGTTAGGTGAGTGGTTTGAAACCGTTGATTGGGGCGCTTTATGGCAATGGGTTGTTGAAATCTTTGGTATCGGGATTACTGCTATCCTTGGTTTTCTTGCCGCTCTTGTAACGGGAGCAGTGTGGTTGATTACAACAGTGATTAATACCTTTGTTACTCTTCCTGAAAAAATAGAAATTGTGAAAGAGGCGCTATTAACCAAAGCAGGAGAAATTAGGGATGCACTTATTCTTTGGGCACTTGACTTAGTGGCTAAGGTTGGTGCAAAACTATTAGAGTTTGGAGAAAAAGTAACTAATGCAATGAGCGCAGCTAAAACTGCTTTTCTTATTGGTGCGCTTTTGATAAAATTACTGATTATTGAAAAAGTAGCGGCGTGGGTTCAAACAGTTAAAGATGGGATTTCTGGATTTTTCTCTGCCGGTGCTGATTTAATTCAAGGTGCAATTGACGGTATTACAAGTAAGATTGCTGGTGTTGTGTCCGCAGTTACAGAAATTTATGATGCGGCTCTTGCAATATGGAATAAGATTTGGGCGTTGGACTCACCCTCCAAAGTTATGTTTAAGTCCGGACAGTTTATTATGCAAGGTGCTGTTGAGGGTATCGAATCAATGGGCGAAGAGTTCAAAATGAGCCTTACTGCATCTACTGACGGTATGCTTGGTGAAGGTATTAGTGGGGGTGTTCCTTCTTCAATTAATAACGTATCTGGCTTAGGCGGAACCGAGATTAACCTGCACTTTGGGAAAGACTCAGTTCGAAGTGATTCTGATATTGATGATATTGCTGATGCAGTTGAGCGAGTTCTATCTGGTCGAGCGGAAGGAAATATGAGCGTGGGTACGGCGTATTAATTAGTTTGTGAGAACTACAGGGATGGATTATGGCGTTTAAATTACTTTTACGAGATGACACACAAGAAGTAGATTTTCTTGGTATACTCTATCATTTGGATGATGCTGGACTTGATATCGTAACTCCAAAGAAGAAACAAGTTTGGGGTGGTGAGTCTGTATATTCACATGGATCACAATTGGTTACGTCTACCTTTGAGAACCGTAAGATTAAAATAGTTTTCCAAGTGACCGGAATTAATCGAGATGAAATTGCAGCTAATATCAGTAGGCTTGAGCGTGTGATTGAAAATGCTCGACAGCGATCTATTGAAGAGTCCGGAACTCGTGTAGAGCTTGAGTATCAGTGGGATGGTGCCTCAGGTCCAACGTATTTTGAGGTTATAGATGGGGAACTTCGTTGGCCGAAAGAAACAATGTCTGTCGAAGGTGTTCACCAGCGGGACCATAATAACCGTTGGGTTCTCTATGACTTTGTTTTGGATTTAGTCTGTGCTCCATTTGCTTATCCCATTTCTCCTGTTAGCGGTACGCCAACAGAGCTTGCGTTAAGTAACGGAAGTGCGTCCGATGCAACCGGGGGGCTTGCTGTTTGGAATCATGATGATGGTACAGCAGCAGCACACGATAACTGGGTACAGCTTGACGGAGCAGATTATGAGGGAGACTATCCCGCAAAAGTTAAATTGATCCTTAAAGCTGACTCGGGGGAGTCTGAAAAGACCAGCAAGATTTATATTGGTGTTCGTAAGGGTGATCTAGGTTTTACGCATATCCTGGAAGACGATGATGCTTCATCGGTATTTGGATCACCAAGTCCAACAGTCGATACTGATAACTCTTCTGATGATTATTACACAGCGATTGTATTTGAGGATACTGATAATGAGATTGATTTAATCCAATGGGCTCTATCGGCTGCACAAGTAGAAGCAACGCAAGGACCGTTTAGAATTTTTGGTAGATGTCATGCAGGTGATCACTGGGATCAGAATGCCAGCTACTCTATCTCGGTTAAGTACGGAGCGGACATTTTATTCCAGAGCGAGTGGCGTAAGCCGGTTGATTCGACCACGGAGCTTTTGGACTTTGGTACAATTTATCTACCACCTTGGTTGGTTGGAACACCAACAGACTTGGCGGGTTTAAACATATCAATTCGGGCTAACCGAGATACAGTAGGAGAGACAACGATTAATCTTGATTACTTGGCATTAATGCCACAAGATGGTGGGTATCGAATCTTGGAGTATCGTACTACAGGCGTAGCTCAATTTGAGTTTACTATTGACGATGGATGGGAAGATGTCGTTTATCACATCAATTCAAGCAGCAAAAAGACAGGACTCCCGTATGGGTTAATGCCTCGTCTTGAGTTGGAACCCGGTGTGGATCACAGGATTTACTTCCTACAAGAGGGAACGGCTAAGAACTGTGAAATTACCAGACAGATGGATGTTCAGGTTTTCGTGGTTCCGACGTATAATGTGCTTGTATGAAACTAGCTATAGCGATTTGGAAAACCTATAACGAGTATCCTGCCGATTTTAAGGAGATGACAACTCGCCATAAAGGGTTGAGCTTTAACACGATCTTACATGGTGGGTATGGAACAGCTTCTTTCAAGATCGAAGTAGGTGGGTATAATGCTATTCGTTGGTACCGAGATTATGTAGGTCATCATGTAGTAATCTTTGATCATCTTGGTCGTAGGTTGTACGAGGGGAGAATCGATGCAACGTCTGCGGATTCCAAAGGCGTAAAGGTTGATTGTGTTGGGTACTACGCACATGCCCAGGACCTAACACACGGGATTATTTATCCTGCTAGTGTCCCAACATCGATCTCTGAGATGATTGACGATACTGTTGATCTATCTGATCAGTGGTGGAAGAATCATGCACGTATCGTGACAACGGTGACGGATATAACTCCTCAGGACTTTACTGGGGAGCAGAAGTTAAAGGACGCTATTGATGAGACAACTAAGTTTGGTGATGATGGGGTTATTCCTGTCCCGATTTATTTTGCAATCTGGGACCATCGACAGCCTTATCTATTCGCTGAACCGGACATCACCACTGTTGATCCTGACTGGCAGGTTCTTGTAAGAGATTTTGGTGGTGGTTCTGGTATGGTGTTGAACCGTGACCGACGACGATTATATAATAAGATTCAGATTCTTTATGATGATCCGGATATTGGTGCAACGTTCACAGACTGGGAAGAAGATACGTTGAGTCAGGATTTGTTTGGTGTGCGAGAGGGTAGTATGAATATTGGTAAAGCGCTTCCAGGAATTGCTGTTACAATGGGAGAGCTTGCAATACACAGCTATTCAAAACCAACACAATCCTCTCGATTGGGCATCTCGGGACGTGTTTATACGAAGGCAGGAGCACCAGACTATCCGTATATGGTTCGAGCAGGACAGGTTATTCGAGTGAATGATTATGATCCGACTGTTGCTCAGGTTGTCACCTCTGCGAGTGGTGAAGACGCAGCGATTGCTTTTATTACTCGCACGAGCTATAGTGCTGATAAAAATACGTTGCAGGTTGATCTTGGTTGATAGAATTTAGCCCTTGATTTGTTAATGGCTCGACTAGGTATGGGTTCAACGAGTATTAAATAATGACTTTACTAAGCGATATCAATAAATTAAGAACCTACTTCCTTTCTAAGGACGGTGGTATCGTGGCCGGAGAAGTAACTCCGGATGAAACTGATACCCATAATTTAGGCCGTGCTGATAAACGTTGGGATACTATCTATGCCAGGGAGATCGTCGCTGATACTGGTGGAGGCGGAGGTGAAGGTGGTGATGCGGATACTGTTGATGGTTATGATGCCGCAGGTAACCCACTCCCAAGTAACCTTTTGGCGCTTGACCCACAGAGTATATTTCCAATCAGTGTTTATCCAGCAGCTTTATTAAAAGATGGATCACGAGCCCTTGAGGGGAGTTTAACAGTTGTTGCTGACGCTACGATTGATGGTGTTGATATCAGTGAGCACATACATACTGGTGTAGGAGATGAGGGTGCTGCGATTGCCCACGCTGATACTACCGGACTTGACGCAGATGACCACCCACAGTATACCCAGAGAGCCCAAGACGAGATTGTTACGGGTGATTGGATGTTCACCCATCTTCAGGATCGATCTGCTGGTTGGCAGTTCCTTCCGGACGACAAGTTATTCAAAGCTATTCCACACAATATGATTTTCTACGCTGATGAAAATGAAGCTTCTATCAGTTTGGGCGTGTATACTTCTAGTGAATATGCAATGCTTATTTACGACGATGATACTCCGAAGACATATATGAAGATCGGTCGTGGGGATAATTCAATTACGTTACACGGTACGGATAGTACTTACAAGCTCTGGGCAGGTGCGGCTGCGGCTGGTAGTGCTCCATTTCATGTAAAGAATGATGGTTCAATCTTTGCTACAGCCGGTGATATTGCTGGATGGGAGATAGACACAACCACGATTTCTAAGAACGACATGGTTCTTAACTCTGTTGGTCGAATCATTGCTGGTGATGCTGGTGAGGGTGTTGGTGCGATTATACAAATTGACGCTGCTGACCCAACTTGGAGATTATGGATAGGCCATAATACGGCAGCAAGTGCGCCTTTCCGGGTTAATAAAGTTGGACAAATGTATATGTACGATGCGTTTGTTACGGGTACGCTCAAGAGTACTAACTTTACAAGTGGTCAATCCGGGTTTAGTTTAGATTCCTCTGGTCTTGCTGAGTTTCAGCAGATTATTGCTCGTGGCCGATTGGAAGCTACGGTATTTGCTGAGGCAGCTATCTCTGTTGCTTCTGGTAAGATGCTCATTTCTGATGGTGCTGTAATTTCTGTTGACATAGCAGACACAGATGATTTTATTATTGTTGACACGGACGTATTTCAACAAAATGATATTATTCGGCTTAAACCAGACGCTTATAGAGATGAGTGGATGCGAATTACGGCTCCTTATACTATTGTTGATGAGGGGTTTAAGTATTTCGTTGCTCGTGGATTAAACGATACAGAGCAAACCTGGGCAGGACCGTATGATTTCTACGCTGGTGAAAGTGTAGTTCGTCTTGGTTCTGCTCAACAAACTAATGTGGGTTACCCTCTATCTGCTGGTGAAGAGGGTGGTGAGTTTGGTGAATTCCAAACTGGTGGTTCTGGCGCAACCACTGGTGGTGGTTATTTAATCTTGGAGGGGTCACGTAACTTTGGTCCGTTCTTTGGTGTTTCTGCTCGGTATGGTCCAGTGTATGATCAGATTGTGGATGTTGTTAGGATTGGAAACCTAAACGGTGTGCATAATTATACTTCTGAAGAGTGGGGTGTTTTCTTTGGTGACGCTAACCAGTACTTTTCTTATGATCAAACAGTTGGAGTAATTATTGAGTTCTCCGGTACAGATGTTGACTCCAGTATTGATAAATCTGGTATGAAATCTGAACGGTTCCGTTTTGCTAAAACTAGTTCTGATCCAGACTATGCTAATTATGAAGCCTTGATGTATTACAAGAGTGTTGGTGGAAATAATCAAGTTAAGATTCGACTTAAGGAAGATGCTACAGAAACAGAGTATGTTATTACTGGTTTAGCCGTTAAAACAGGTATTCCAACACCAGCACCAAATGGGGTTATTACTCTTTTTACTACACCAGGGGATGAACCATATACAGCTAATGGTATTATGGTATATATTCAGGGTGTTGCTCAAAAACCAGGAACAGATTTTAATGAGACTAATCCAGCGATAGGTACATTTACTATGACAACGGCACCTGAAACGGGTGTTAGTATGGTAATACAATATGCAGTTAATACGTCAGTAGATTACTCTCTAAGTCAAACAGATCACGGACAATTAATTGGAAGAGACGATGATGACCATACTCTTTATTTCCTTGCTGATGGAACACGACAACTTGATGGAGACTTAACATTTACTGGTCCACAAACGATTAAAACCACAAGTGGTGGATTAACTCTTGAACCATTTGACGGAGATTTAACCGTTGATAGTCCAAGTACAAACGCATCAATTCTTTCACTTCGTTCTGAGTTGAAAACACAGTGGGGAGCACCTGCATACATTGATTTTGTTGGTCACGATGCAGGAGAGAACGACACTGTATATGCAAGAATAACGGCACTTATAGGGGATAATACAGAATCATCAGAAGACGGTAGACTTTACTGGGGACTTATAAGTGGTGGGGCTATGGTTAGTCCCATGGCGCTTCGGGGCGGGGGTACTGCGGGAGCGTATCTGTCTATGTACTCTGATGTTAATAGTGACGCAGCAGAAGTTGGTGGATATACTTTTTACGGAAAGAATGATGCAGGTACCCCAGAGACGATTGGTTATGTCGGACTTGCTGCAAAGATTATTGATGCTAGTGATGGCATCGAAGATGGAGAGCTTTTATTTAACTTTACCGATGTCGGGGCATACTCAACCCAATTCAAGATGAGTGGTCGTGGTCTTGATTTCTTGGATCGTGGAGGAGTTCCCGCCACTCCAGCGTCAGGATGGGGAAGGCTCTATGTAAACGCTGATGAATTATTCTTTTTGGATGATGCTGGAGATAGAACTCAGCTTACTGGTATTGATAGTAAAAACATCACAATAGGAAATGGTCTTGAGGTTATTGAGGCTGGAGATAAAATGTATTTTCGTCTGTTCGAAGCAACTCGTTTGGAACGGTTTTCGTTAATGGCTGATGTTTCCGGAAACTTGGTTGTGGTTTTAAAGAAAATTGCTTGGGCAAGTTATCCAGGATCATGGAGTACCGTTGTAACAATGACGCTTTCAGCCCTACAGAAAACGACCGGTGCGGCGGGTTGGGATTTAGATGCGAGTTATGTATATAAGTTGGAAGTAACAGGAACTCCGGCAACAATCACGCTCTGTGGTATTGAGTTAGCTATGAGGCTTACCTAATGGGTGATATTACGATGAAAACAATAGCTGTTGTAGGTACGGGTCCCTCTCTAAAATACGAAGACCTTGATTTGCTTTATAAGAGTAAAGTCGAATCAATTTCTTGTGGACGAATTTTTCTATCTTTTGAACAAACGAAGTGGAGACCAGTGGAGATTGTAATCGGAGACACCGACTTCTTAGAAGACCCTGGTGCAGACTTACTTAGATATATCGAAGAAGACGTGCCAATTTTGTTTCGAGCAACTAACGCCATGCTCCTTGCAACAAATAACGCATGGACGAAACTTGAGTTCTGGATGTACCCTGAGCTTATTACTTTATTTCCCCATTGTGGGCATTATTGCATTAAAGGAGGTGTAGAAGAACTTGATCCTGTTCCCACAGAATGGCACAGAGAAATTATTTGTTCTTACGGACTAAGTGGACAAATGGCAATCCAAAGAGCTATTCAATTGGGGGCTGAACGAATTATTCTTCTTGGTTTTGATGATGATTATTCTATTGATGGACCTTATTTTGATGAAGCCTATTTGAATGAGCGTTATCCTGAATACAAAATCAGAGAATTGAATTATATAGCACAGCAGACTTGGCCTTTCTGGAAAAACCAATTTGAAAAGGCAGGAATAGAGATTATAAACTGTTCAGAGAATAGCGTTTTGGATATTTTTCCTCGTTATAAATTAGAGGAAGTAATCTAATGGCTACTGAAAGAGAGGGGTACGAGACAGATTGGTCTGGATACAATATATCTGCGTTTGTCGCAAACCACACTTGTCCGGTAGGCGCATCCGGAATGCTTGTGTTTTACTGCGGGAACCAAAACACTACGGCTCGGCCTGTGAGTGTGATTTGGAACAGCGTAGGGTTAACACAGCTTTGGGATAGTGGGGGAACAAACAATGCTAAGTGCTATTACCTGGATGGTCCAGACGAGGGTGCGCACCAGTTAATTATGTACCTCAACACATCACAAAACTGGCACGAATCCTTCTGTGTGTGGCTGAGCGGCTCAAAGCCCGGAGACATGATAGGTGACACGGATTTCGGGGGGAATCCGAGATCGGTAACTCCAACCTCTCTACAGGATATAGTTATCTCTTGTGGTTCTTCTTACAACGATTCTAATCCGGTGGTTAGTGGTGGCGACCTGACTCAATGGGCGGTGTATCAGAACGATATGTGCTTGGGGTATAAAGAAGCAACAACATCAGCAGTAAGCTGTTCATACGCTAATGCCACCAATGTATCTGGGGTTGTGGTAAAGGGTGTTGCGGGTGGACCAACAGCAATTGCTATGTTTTATAAAAGCTATCAAGATTTTATGGACCGTTTACGCCAAGGGTTAATTCCACAAAATCAATTGAAGAAAGAGTATGGACGAGTAATGAATATGCACCCACAACCAGTTAAAGTGTTGAAAATAGATAAAGTGGGGTCTTATGCCAATAACTAAAATTACATCTAAGGCTGTAGAAGCTGACGCAAAATATATCATCGATGTTGATACTGTCGATGGGCTTCATGGCGCAGATAT